CTCGTTCTCGTTGCGGTGAATGCGGGTCGGCTGTTTCCTCCCGCCGAGAGGGAGGTCTTCGAAGCGCCTCGAATCCTGCATTAGTTGAACCCCGGGGGGATGGCGAGGATGAGACTCCAGCCTTGCGCTACTTGTGGACCCCAGACGATCCACTTCTGGCCGTTGACGTCCACGCCGTCAGAGTCGAGCGGCAGAGTCGCGGAGATGAGCGCGGCTCCGTACATCCAGCCCATCGTGAGAGTCGGGCCTGCAGCCGGATCGCGGGACCAGATGAGGGGCGCGGGAGTGAGCCAGTATTTATTACCTACCCAGCGGAGGCCGGAATTCGGGTTGAGTTCCACCTTGCAGCGAAGGCCGCTCTGGGACTGGTCCGAAATAAAGTGGCTGTTGACGCAATCCGTTATCGACCCCCACGCGCTATCGAGCGAGTAGCGCGGCCCGTATCCGTTGCCGTGGTTGCCGCTCCGGATGCCATAGAACAGGCGGGCGACTTGGGCGATAGCCGTAGCGGCGCAGACTGCCGAGCCGTCGTCTCCGTTGTAGTAGCCGGCGGGAACGAGCGTCGAGCTCATGAGCTGGAAGGTGTCCTCGTCGATGACGACGACGGACCAAGGGCCGTCGATGGGGAAGCCGGTCACGCCGTAGAGATAGACGGAGGTGCCGCCGGCGCCGCCGAGTCCATGCTGGTAAACCGTACAGGTGACGGGGTCGCCGCCGCCGCCAGCCGCATAGACGAGCTTCTTCGGCTTCATACGCGCTGGGACGGCCAGAGTTCCGGCGGTAGCCTGGGCTCTGCCGCTGCAATTGCCGGGAGGAGCGAGCCAAACGGCGTGCCGGTGAGCAATGGTCCGGTAGACACGGCCTCCCGCCATCGGAAGGCAGAGCGAACCGACGGAGTTGTCCTGGGTTCCCCATCCGGAGGCCCAGTTACTCGAGCGGTTTCCAGTTCGGGCTTTGGTGGGATCGCCGACGAGCCACTGGACATCGCCGTCGTTGGTAGGGTCAAAGCGGGTGATCTCCACCGCGACGGTGTAGCCGTCTTCAGTCGGCGCGGAGACGAGCCGCCAGCCGGCGCCGCCGAATCCGGAATTCGAGCCGCTCGCGCCCCATACGTAGAGAGAGGTCCCCCAGGTTTTCCGTTCGCCGACCATCCCGGGCGTCTTGTACCACACCAGGAATCGGCCGTTCTCTACCACCGCATCGCCACAAGTCGGGTGAGCGGTGGTTGCGTTGCTGTAGGCTGTCCCTTTGTTGATGCCGTCATCGTTGACGGCGTGCATCAAGTTGATGAGGTTTCCGGAGAGGTCGCCGGAGTTGTCGAGCAGGATTTCGCGCGGGTTCGCGTTGTTGATGGCGGCCTTAAAGGTGTAGACGAGGCCGTCGATGGTGACGGTGTTTCCTTCGGCTGCCGCGCCTCTCATCGACATCCCTTGCCAGCAGCGCAACTCCGTAGCCGTCCAACCGGCCGAGACGAGCGCGTTCTTGAGTAGGAGCTGGAAGGTTGCCGCGGATTCGCCGGGAATGAGCCGGTGAATGATGTCGGCGGCCGGCACCTGACTCTGGTCGGGCATCGGGATTGGCATTTTAGTTGTACCCCTGCGGGACGCGCATCAAGATAGAGATCTGCAAGTCGCTTCGCTGCTTCGAGATCACGATCCAGCGCTTGCCTTCGTCATCGAGGACTTCGAGGTCCATCGGGAGGTCTTTCGTCACGATCATGGTGTTGAACAGGAAGCCGACGCCGGAGGCGACGGTCTGTTTCGTGTAGCCTTCGACGCTCCATCCGACTACGGCATCGAAGATCTGGTAACGGCTGCCGAACCAGGATCTCCCGCCGAGGTTTGCGACTCCGTACATTTGCACGTCGGCGTAGCCGCCAGCGTTGGAGTCGCCGAATTGATTCGGGTTCGCGTCCCAGAAATTGACGGCCTGGTAGCAGCACCACACTTCGCCCGATTCGTTCGGCCAGGAAGGGCTTCGGCTGTCTCCGACGAGCGGCCATTGGCCCATGCCGCGAACGAATCCGGTACCGGTTCGGTTCGACTGCTGCATATCGTTCCAGTTGTCCCAGGAGCAGAACATCACCTGAGTGCATTGTCCTGGACCGCCGGCGCGGATCTTATCTTCGGGATCGTAGGGAGCGGCGGCGACGCCGCGGGAGCCGACGAGCCGGTAGTAATCGCCGTCGAGGACCTGGATCTGCCACTGGCCGCGGAGGTCGAGCGTTTCCGAGGCGCGCGGGGGATTGGTGACAGTGACGTTGTTCCCGTTGATGTAGTTGTGTCCCGGCTGATAGACGAGAATGGAGGCGTCGCGGATCGCGGAGCCGGAGTTGCCGGAGACGGCGTAAGCCGCGGTCCCGTTCAGGTCGAAGTGATCGCCGTCCACGCGCGTGACGGGATAGTCGCCGTCCGGAAGGCCGGTGAGGCCGGCGATATGGATCTTCTCGCCGTCCGAGTAGCCGTGAGCTGCCGAGGTGATCCGGACGTCGCCGCCGGCTCCGGTGTTGTCCGCGCCGGTGATGGTGAGATCCAAATCAGTGACCGCGTCTTCGATCAGGCCGGGAGCAGACTCGAGGGGGAGCTGTACAGTTTGCCACCAGCAAGAGCCGTACCCGTAAGCGCTTCCACGATAGAAGATAATCGCGCCGTAGCCGTGAACGATGATCTCCGGGAAACCGAGACATTTCGGGTGCATCCCGCAGAGCATCCCGTTGTAGTAGCTGTTATACCAGCCGGCGTTCCATGCGCTTGTGATGGTCCCGTCGCTGTTCTCGATTTGGATACCGATGCAGTTGACATTCGCGACCCAAGGGAGGAACACGCGAGCGGCGTACTGAAGGCCGTCCTGTTCCGTTGGGACCGAGAGGAGCCGCGTACTGATGTTTGCGAGGAAGGGATATTCCCACGCGGCGTTGTTGCAGTTCTTCGACGTGGCGAGCCCGTATTTATCCGAAGAGATGCCTTCGACGCGAACCTTGTCGCCTGAAGGTTGCGAGACGGTGACGTCGGGATGAGGAGAGGTCCCCCATCCGTAGACGAGGCCGGCGCCTGGTCCGCTGGCGATGGCCGCGGCGAGGTTTTGAGCCGCGGAGTATTGGTCGAAGCCGATCATGACCTCGTAGCCGACAGAGCCGCCGCTTGAAAGGGTAGTGCGCCAAGTGTAGGTCTTCGTGCCAACGGTGACGGTGCCGCCGTTGTTGGGCAAGTCGGTGATGGTGAGGATGCTGTACGGCTGCAGAATCGCCTCCACCGCGTCCTCAGTCCAGCCGGCGTCCTTCATAGCTTTGATGACGGCGTCCCGCATAGCCGCAGCAGAAGTGGTCGGCAGTTGCCGCCAGATGATGGGTTCAACGATCGGAATTGCCATTCAGCTTTGCCACCTAACCCACGCGGACACGTTGCGCCAATCCTGCGATGAGCCCACCAACACATCCACCCGCAGCCAATCGCCGGGAGACAGGACGCGGCCGGCACCCGGTGCGAGTTGCCCGACGACCTGAACGAGCGCCTTGCTGTTGGGGAGGATGGTCAGCTTATAGCTCGGCTCGAATAGCGAGGTCCAGGAGCCGCCCTGATTGCTGGACTTCTTGAACTCCAGATAGAGCGGCCCGCCGCCTGGCTTGCTAGAGCGGGCTTCGATCAGATAAGTCGTGCCGCCGACTTCCACCCTGTAAGGCGGGCAAACATCCACGGCCACGACCTGGTTGCGTCCGTTGCCGATTCCGAAGGTGGCCCACACCTTCCCGTTGCCACCGCCGCTCTTTTTCGGCCCTGCCAGAATCGTGCCGGCCATTGCTACTCCAGAACCACCCGCATGGATTTCGCAGCGTTCCCCTGGTTGTTCACATCGACGGTCAGCACCGTGCCCGCCGCGGCGTTGCCGATCGCGAGACCGTCGAGCACGGTTGAGCGTACGCCGCCTTCCGGCACCCGAAGTTCGAACCACGGCTGTCCGTTGCGGTTTACCGTGACGCGGGCCGCGCCGGTCTCAGGCTGCTTCTGGCCGGCGAAAGCGGGCTGGCTCTGGAGCGCGCCTTCCTGAATCGCGTCCACAGCAGTCGTCGCGCCGTTGTCGTATTCGCCGACCAGGAACAGCGCGTGCGGATCATCGAACGGAGTCGCATACAAGCGAACTTTCGTGATGGCGGGATCGGGCGACACCGGGATGCCCTGAATCTCGATCCAGGCAGCCGCAGCCGTGCCACCAGACGGAGCGGAGAGATCGCTTGCCGCAGACTCATACTCGTCGTTGGCCCACGTGCAGGCGTAGCGCCGGCCGGGATTCGGCAGTCCGAGGGTGTTGCGAACGAGGTCCTCCGCGGCTGCAAACACGCCCATGCCGTCCGGACCGATGTTCGCGTACAAGCCGACAGTGATCGCGCCCTCGTTGCCGAGCGTGTCGATCAGGTAGAGTTCAACGCCGCTCGTTTCCACTGAGTAGTAGGCACCGAAGATGGGATCGGTGCGAAGGTGCAGCGCCACACTCTCGACCAGGTGGCCGAGCGTGAAGATGCCGTCGCTCTTGTGGTCGCCCCACTTCCATGGACGCTCCAGTTGGACGAACGTCCCACCCGCGCCGTCACCCACCGTGATCGAGATCGCCGTCTCATCGAACAGTTGCGGAATCGGGTCGGACGCCGACGAGGGCGGCGGGTTCTCGGGACCGACGGCGAAGACGATCTTGCCGCTCCGCTGAACGGGACCGATCGCCACCCCTGTCACCGCGGGCGGTGTTGCCATTTCCGTGCCAGCTACGTCGCGCATCTCACAGTAGGCGCGCGCGAACGCGGATGCTTCGCCGATGCGCGGTTCGTCGCACACATCCTGGCTGATTCCCGCACCAACGGAGTCGTGGACGAACTCAAGCCGCGTGTTGCCCAGTGTGCGCGCCCGGTAGAGCGGAGCCGCGGTGAACGTGCGGTAAAGCCATGGCGTAGTCTGCCATGCGCCTGACAATGCGCCGCGGACGGCGACCAGCCCGCAGTTGGGCATCTGGATCTCGTGCACCCACCGTGCGGCCGTACCGCTCGTCCAGAAACTCGGACTCAGCGTAATGGGCTCGCTGCGTTCGGCGAGCCAGTAAACGCGCGGGTCCTGATAGACGGCCTGGCCGACTTCTGCAGTGTTCAAATAGGGCTTCGCTACCGTGAGGACTTTCCCACTGATTGCGCCGACGTACTGGCCTTCTCCAACCAGAGGATCGTTCGTCGGAATGAACAACGGATCGCCGACACGCCAGCCGGTGCCGCCATTGACTTCGATCTCGATATTGTCGGTGACGGCTTTGATCGTGGAGTTCACGCGGGGGCTCGACTGCGCCGTGGTGCCCCACTGCGCCCGCTCGACAGTCATCATTCCGGTATCAAGCCACGGACCCGTGCCGCCCGACTCGTATTCCGGCGTGACCGCGACCACCCGAAACACCTCGCCGCCGATCAGACCGTATTCGCCGACCTTGGGTGCTACGCCCTGGTATTCCCACTCGGTGGAGGAATCCGAGATACCGCCGATGATGCGCGTGTAGCCAGCCCTGGCCTCCGAGACGTACAGCAGGTCAAAGCGCGCCTGCCGCACCATCGCGGCGTTTTTGGCGCAGACCAGATTCCTCAGACGCACAGTCCCGTTTCCCGGCGCGTCCGCCTCGAACAACCACTGGCCGATCGCGGTGTCCGGAGCCTCCGGAGGCGTGTACGCCACATCGGCAGGTTTCGGGCCGACCATCATGTCGTAACAAGAATCGACAACGGTCTGGCCTTCGAAGTGCGTCGCCCAGTCCTTCGTCAGCCGCCACTTGTTGACGCGCAACTTCGTCGTGCCGCCCGGCGCGCGCTCGTGCGTGACCGAGCAAACCTGTCCCGGATCGACCATGAGCGCCAGGATCGTCGAACTGAACCGTAACACCCGGGCCTTGCGCTGCTCATCGGCGGTGAGTCCGCCCAGGTTCTCGCGCAGCCGGGTGATGCCGATGCGCGCCGCCTGGGAGCGCGTGCAGGTCCCGGCGAGGTTCATCTGGGCCTTGGTCGGCGTGTCGGTCCCGTAGATCCGGAGCGCGTGGTCCTTGTCGTAAACCTCGACGTTCAACAGTTGCCAGTTGGCCTCGCGCTCGCCATAGCGAACCGTCAGGTGATCGAAGGCGGGCTCCAGCATATCGACTTCGAGCGAATCCGCGAGCATGTTGCCGATGCCAAAGTGCGCGGTATTCTCATCCACGCTCGCGTTCACCCGGATGCCGATGCGGAGTTTGCCGTTGCGGAAGTTGTAATACCCGCAGAAGTTCTGGGCGATCTCGGTGAGCCAGTCCCGAAGCGGTTTCTCTTCCGCGATGACGCCTTTGAACTGGAACTGAGTCTCGAGGCCGTCGCCCACCACTTTCGGCACCATGTCCGCGCAGATTGCGGCAGTCGCGACCGCCGCATCGAGATCGAAGTGCTTCACCTGCTCTGCCGCGCCCGCGTTCCACAGGCCTTTGGCCTTGAGCAGTGCGTTCACCATGATCCAGACCGGCGAGGTGAAATTACAGACGAGCGTGCGACTTGCAGGATCTCCGGAACCCCACATGTAGCCTTTCACCCCGCCGCTGACGACCACGTTGATGTTGTGATCGGAGATCTTGGTAAGCTGCCGGCCAACGGCATCTTTCCGGCGAATCTCCACCCATGTGGTTCCGCCCGTGTTCGTCGGATTCGGGACGCCCCACGCGCCACCGGAGAGCAACTGACTAAGGCCGAAAGCGTCCGGGTTCTTCCGGTCGCCGATCGAGGACCGCCAGCCGTTTAAGCCGGGTCCGTGCGGAGACTGCCCGTCCATCAGGTGCCTCGCCATGTCCGGCGAGAAGCCGGTGATCGGTCCTTCGCTGACGATGGCGAGCCCCGTCGCAAACTCGCTCTCCTCGCGGAAAGCGACCATCGGGCACTGCACGGGCATCTCTTCGTCGGTGTAGACTTCCTGAATCGGCTGGTTGTAGATCGAGGCGCCGATGATGGATGTGCTGGTCATGCTCGGCCGCCCGCGCTGGCTGTTGTCGCGCACCACGACCGGCTGCGGTTCGATATAGATGCCGCCGAACTCGGGACCGTTGTTCCGGTCCTGGCAATCCTTCCACGACTTGCCGCAATCTAACTGCGGAGCGGACACGGTACAGTTGATACCGTCCTTGTACCGCTTCCAGCAGGTCTGCGAGGCCCTGCGGGAAGGATAGAACAGTGCCAGTTCGTAAATGCCGTCCGAAGCCTGGACCTGGAAAGTGCCGCTTGCCTCTTCGTGCCAGCGCACGATATCGCCATGCCAGATATCGATCTTCTGCTGAGATTGAACGTGATATGCACTGAACTGCAGCGCCGCGTGGAACAGATCCACCTGCTCAGCGAGTTGCGCAAACACCCAGTCGGCGTTGCCGAGAGTGAACGACGCGCTATCGGACTCGTTGCCGAGGCTCTGCGTGATATCGGAGCGATCCAGAAGCCTCGGATGGTAGAAGACGCCGCCGATCGTGCAGGTGCGATCCGAAAGGCAGATGGTGTATGCCGGATTCCGAGTGGTGATCGTCACCAGCGGGATGATAGTTTGAACGGAGGCGGCGAGTTGCGCTTCGAGTGTCACATCCGGGAAGCGATCGACGGTACCGGCGACGGGATAGTCCGGAATGGTGGTCGGCAACTCGACGAGGGAAAGGCCAGCACTCGCGAGGTTGTCGGCGACCTGCTGCCAGGACAGGATCGAATCGGCGAAGCGGCAGAGCACCTGCGTCGTACCGATGCCGTTCGGGTTCGGCGCGTTGTAGATAAATTGACCGTAAGGACCGCCAAGGTCACGCCAGAAGGCTTTCAGAGCATCGAGATTGTTCGCACGCAGCCGGTTGCCGAAGCGGAGGACGAAGCGCCTGGCGCCGTCGCCCAGGTAGAATCGCTGCTCCGTACGCCCGTCGTCGGCTTCGAATTGGTGCACCACAATCCGCGGTTCGCGAATCTCCTGCCAGCCCCAGTCCGGAATGAGCGGAAACGGAGTGGCGGAAGTCTGGATATCCGGAACTGGAATGGGACCGATCTGAGCCATTAGCTAACCTCGACGAGTTCGAAATCCGCCTCTACGCGCGGCAGGCCCGCCGCCATCGTCAGCGCGCTCGCAAATCGCACGGTATAGCGTCCGTTCAGCGCAATGCCTGTCGGATCGTAGTGAAAGCGCGGGACCGTCTCCCATGGATCGTAAAAGTAAAACGGCTGCCCGCCTTTGACCTGCTGATAGAACGCGAGAAATGCAGCCCACTCTGCCGTAGTCAGCCTGCGGGCCACGCGCCAGCGACGCCGCTCTGTAGTCGTGAGCGCGCGACGCTGGCTATCGCCGCACGGATATTCGTTACGCAATGTAACGAAATCACTGGAAGACTCGAACCGGATGCAGAGGCTCCAGGGCATCACGCGTGTGGGTGCTGGACTCAGGACGTTAGGCGGGCGTTGCTGTGGCACTGGCGTATGGGCAAGTTCCAGGAGATGAGTTCGAGCGAGTTCTTCTGCAACAATCGAGCCATATGCAGCGCGTTCAGATCTTCGGCCTGAAGAGTTCGCACGCGACCCGCGCCGCTGAGCGGTTTTTCAAAGAACGCCGGATGCCAATCCAGTTTGTTGACTTGAAGGTGAGGCCTATGGCTCCCGGCGAGATTAAGCGCTTTGTTGACCGCTACGGTCTGGATGAGCTGCTCGACACCGAAGGCAAAGCATATATCGACGGCGGCTTGAAGTACCTGAGACTTTCCAATGCTGAACTACTCAGCCGGATTGAAAAGGAACCCAGATTGCTTCGGCTGCCACTCGTTCGCGCCTCCAACCAACTCAGCGTCGGGCACGACGAAGACACGTGGAAGGCGATGATCGCATAACCGGGACAGTAATCCCGAGGAGACCGCAGTGCGGCAAATCCTAACCAACCAGCAGCCCAGGCTCAGCCTGCTGCCCGTACATTTCTCGGCGGGCAAAGTTGCCCTGGTATGCATTCTCCACCGCGCTCGCGACGGCACGCGGATTCTGGCTCATGGCCTGGACCGCGCGCCCTTCGAGCACGTCCTTGGTTGCCTCGGGATCGAGCGACAAAGTCACCTGCACGGGCTGAGCAGACCCCGGCACGCTGCTGCCGCGAGCGGCGGAAATTCCCATCGCACTCGTCCACGGAGCGGATTCGAGCAGACCACCCGCGTTTGGGTAGCCGCCGAACTGCAGCCCGCCTCCGGTCTGAAGGATCGAGGTATTCATGGTTGCAGTGTTCCGACCGCGCCACGTCTGGCCGGTATGCATTGCATACAACTCGATGAGTTCGCGGACCTGTTGAGTCTGAATGGCGAGGTCGTAATCGCCACCGAAACTCTGGCGCGCGATATTTGCGATCTGCGTCAGGATTGGCTTCTCCGCAATGTCGATGCCGTAAGTGCTCTTGACCTTCTCGCGGACCCGGTCCTCCGGCGACTTCCCGCCGAAGAGCATCCGGAGCATCCCGGCCCCAAAGCCGACGGCGCCACCGATCACGGCACCAATCGGACCGCCGAACTTCGCGCCAATCAGAGCACCGCCCGCAGTCGTTTCCCCGACGCCGAGCCAGCCGCCACGACGCAGTCCGTCCATCGCGAGGATTCCCCCGCCGAGGAGCATGGCACCACCCTGCCAGCCACCCACGCCGTGGCCCGCGGAGAGGAAGTCGCCGCCCATACCTGGAGGCGAGACGGTCTTCGCGCCGATGTTGCCCAGGCTGGTGAGGAAACCCTTGCCGCTGGCGAGAAAACCCTTCCAACCGCCCGCCATGCCAGCCATCGACATAACCGATCCGCCCGAACCGGTGGCGCCGCTCATCGGCACAGCCATCCCGCCCATACCGGGTAGCGCTGACCACACTCCCGAGTTGCCAGGCATCGGGCCGGATCCGAAAGTGCCCCATCCGCCGCCAGTGGTCCCGCCAAACACCGGAACGGCACCAACGCCCAGGATGCCGCCCCAACGGCCCAGGAGACCACCACTGCCGGTTCCCGGCTGCATGGCGACCGAGGTGCCCGTGAACAACTGCATCAGCATGGCAGCAACGCGCGAGGAAACCACGTCCTTGATCGCAGTTAGCAGCGCGGTCTTGAGCGAGTTGCCGATGGCCGACCAGATGGACTGTGACTTTTGAAGTAGCGCATCAAAGACGCCCTCGGCCTGGTGCTTGAGCGAATCGAAGATCTGCCGGTTGTGGTCGCGGACCAACTGCGCCTGTTTGATGGCCGCGTTTTCACGCGCGGCATCAACGGCAGCGTCCGTGGATTCCTGCTGCTGTTGCCGGACCTCTTCGCGCTGTTGGGTGAGTTCCGCGATCCGGGCTTTGATCTCGTCGGCCCGGTAGCCGAGGCGCTGTAGGTTCGACTCCTCTTCCAAAACCATCCGGGAGGTGTCCATGTCGAACAGGCGCAGCTTGATGTCATGAACCTTTTCGAGATAGTCGATCTCGATCTCGGCCTTCCGCTGCTCGACGTACAGCTTCTGCTGAAGCGTCTGCGCGTCCAGAGCTTCAGCCTTCCGGAGTTCGCTATCGCGTCCGTAACCGGCGCGCTCCTGCTCGAACGACTTCAACTCGCGCAGATGATCGAAGTTCTTCGCGGCGATATCGGCATCATTCTTGATGCGCCGTTCGTAAACCTCCGTGTCCCAGGCAAGCCGCTGCACATACTCTTCGCGCAGCAGCTTCATCTGCTCTGCACCACTCTCGCGCATCCACTGCTGCGCCTTCTTGTGGAAGACGAACTCCAGGTTCTCGCGTGTCTCCTCCGTCATCTTGTACGTGCGCACGATGCCCTTGTCGTCCACGAAGGAGGTGTTGTGCTGTACGTCCTTGATGAGGTCGAAATAGGCTTTTACTGGACCCTCGACGCCGTGCAACTGGGCGGCGATGGCGGAGTCGAACGTGCTCCGGTTGGACTCTGCCTGTTTTTTGCGAATGTCCTGGGCCAGTTTCAGCGCATCGATATCCGGACCGTTGTCGCGGCTACGCTTGATGCCGGCAACGTCGTAGCCTTCTCCGGCCAGAGCCTTCGCGCCCATCGCCGCGCGGATCTGGTCGTCGGTGTAGCCCATCTTCCGAAGGTCGGCGAGGGACTTTCCGGAGCCAATAGCCTGCCGGATTCCCTGATCCTTCATACCTTGCCAGCGGACGTCGTTCTGTTCCTGGGTCTGTTTGAAAGTGGAGTAAATCGCCACGCCACCGAGGGTTGCGGCAGCGATGGCCGCGCCGATCGGATTCGCCGCGAGCGCGGCGGTGAGGCCATGAACAGACGCGACGATGCCCCAAATCTTCTGTGCGATCGCGGCAGTGACGAGCGCGCCAGCCAGGCACAGTGCAGCCTGGCCGAACTTCGCCAGCCAGTCAGCATTGTCCTTCAGGAAGCCCACGAGGTCGCGGAACATCGCGATCGTCGATTTGAACTGGTCCTGAAACTTACTGCCAACCGCCTCGCGCAGGTCGTTCACTTCCCGGCTGAGTGCCGCCATTTGGGTTTCGGCCTGACCGGAGGCACCGGCAGCCGCGCCCTGGATGTTCGCCGCCTCGCGCATGATGGCGTTGTAGCGGACCTGCTTCGCTTCCGTTTCGCTGAGCGTGTGGCCGCGCTTCAATTCTTCGACCTGGACCTCCTTCTGGAGATCTACGAAGATGCTCATCGTGCGGAGTCCACGCGAAGCACCAGTCTCAATAGCGAGCATGATCTTCTCGAATGCCTCGCCGGCGCCAACACCTTCGGTGCTGACAGCCGCGGCGTCCTTTGCGACTTTGGCCAGGCCAGTCGCCTTGCCGAGGTCCATGTCCGCGATCAGGAGTTTCTGAACCGCGCCCTGCGCATCCTGAGTCGAGTAGCCGATCTGCTTGATGGCGGCGACTGCCTTTGCAGCCGCGTCGGCACCTTCCCCGTGCGAACGCGCGAGCGCGCCAGTCACCGCTTCCATTTTCGCGGTGTGGGCAGCGTACTTCGCCGCCTCGACGGTCCAGGACTTGGCGAACTCGATGGCGCTCTTGATCGCGTCCGCTAGCAGGTTGCCAGCCGTCGCGCCCCTCACCATGCTGACCGTCAGCCCGTCGATCCCGGCAGAGGCTCCGCGCGCCGACTTCACCGCAGCCTGTTCCATGGACGACAGACTGGTGTTGACGCTCCTGATCGAAGCGTTGGCCTTATCGGTATCGACCTGGATTACGAGTTCGAGTTTATTGTCGGCCATGAAGAGGCTAAATGGGGGGTAGACTATAGCGGACTGCTGACCTGAGGACCAAAGTACGATTACGCCATCGCGATCATGTGAATCGGTCACAATGGACTTCGTCCCGGAAGACAAGCTCGCAGTTGGCCGGGATAGGTGCTATCTACTCAGCCAGCGCGAGCACGAGCTTCTTCGCGCGAATGTCGATCGTGACCACCAGGTGGGAAAGAAAATCGCTGCCAAGCACCAGCGCGACAGGCAGATCGAATCCCGCTCCACGGCGGACGGGAGATTCCCGAAGTTCATCGACTACGAAGCGATGGCCGCCGAGTTCGATGGGAACCCCCTGGCGGAAAACCGGGAATCTGCCCGGCCGCTCCGTGCGACTGAGCCCCTCGCCAAATGCCGGGTCGATGAACGAGACGTTGTAGCCGGTGTCGATGTAGACTGTCGCTTCACGCCCATTCACTCTCGCTCGCGTATAGAGTACATGACCCTGTGAGGGCGGCGAGGCGATCAGATCCACGATGACATATCGTTTCTGATCCAGTTCCCTTGGAAGAGGCGCGAGAGTTACGCCGATCTGCCGTGATCTGTAGTCCAGCGTCACCCGCCGATCCAGGAAGAAGTCCAGACCGACCGTCCCGTCGAACGGAACCGACGAAAACAATTTCCAATCCGCTAGTCCGCCTGGGACGTCTCGAAAGACCTTGCCGAGGACGGAGATAGCTCCCACGCGAATCCGGGTTGAAGCCCCACGAGGGCTGCCATCAGCATTCAACTCCTCGTCATGTCCTTCGACGTGATACTGAACCTCGGCCGCGTTGGTAGTAAGCATGAAGCCTTTGGCCGTTCCCGAATCCAGCATCAGCGAGAGCTTCGCACCGGAAACCATCACGTCGATGAATGGGCAGCCAACGCGATCGAGACTCATCGTGTATACCTGTCGGCTTTCATATCCGAGGTCTCGTGACCAACGCTGAAAGGACGTATTCCGAAGCGTCACAGAGGCCACTGTTGCCTTGAACGTCTGTCCCAAAGCAGGAGTAACGCAGCTCAGTACGATCCCGAAGCACGACAGATAGGGTACTGCGCGCTTGAAGTGATTCCGAGAGTCGGATCGTTCTCCGCCTGCCATTGCCGCCCCCCATAGTATCAGCGTTTTGGCAGCCTCCGCAGGCCCCTGGGGCGAGCGGCGGCGATGCGCGCAGGTGCTGGATCGTTACCGGAAAAGGGGTGCCGACGCCCTAGCGAGGCATTTTTTCCTGTTCCAGCCGGTCCCGCTCCTCTTCCAAGATCAGCATCGCATGGAACTCATCGGCTGCAATCTCTTCGAGCCCGACCTGAACTCCCAGTTTCAACGCCGCGCGCAGATCGAGCGCGCGGCGAATCAGGAGTCCAGCATCAGAGTTCGCCGCCTCGTCCAGTTTATCCAGTGGGCAATTGTCGCAACGCCCGCCGTCGTCGTCGGCGTCCGGACACATGCACGGATTACACAATTCCTCGCGCCGAAGTGCCCAGTGAATCAGATAGCGGAGGGACGGACTATCCGGCCACTCCGCGGCTAAAAACTGGAGCCCTGGTCCTCCTGGAAGGCGGCTTCGAGGGCGTCGATGGCAGCCTTTACCGCGACGATCTGGTGGATGATGGGCACCTCGCCCACATACCCTTCGGCAGCCTGCGCCAGCCGCTTGTAGATGGCGCCGGCCACACCCAAGTTGAGCGTGAGTTCCGATCTGCCGTACGGCAGTTCGAGCACCCGGGCGAAGCCGCGCTTGTGCTCGAAGACGTCTTTGGCCGAAGGCATCCCGATCAGATGCGACACAGTTGCACCCATGACGCGGAGCGTAACCCGGTACGCGCCGCCCACCTGGACCACATCGTCCACATCGGCCTGCGCCATCTGCTCGACGAGCTTCTGCGCTTCGTAGGAGTCGACAGCCGGTTCCTCCTCGGTGCGGATCTTCGCCAGGAGCGCAGCGTCCACATCCTCCGCGTTCGGGACGGTCGTCTCGGTAACGCCGCGACCCAGGCTCTTGATGATCACCTTGCGCCTGCGGAACCGCTCGGTCCATTCCTGGTCAGTCGGGAAACGGACCCGGATCGTTTTTACGCCGTCCGGAGAATGAAGTTGCAGCGCAAGTGGGCGCGTCCTATCAAACGAAACTGTATGAGTGTGTTGAAGTTCTTCCACGGATCTTGTTCCTACGTATTTTCTCTATCTTGTTAAGCAGCGCAAACTGCTCTACACTCGATCTGCTGGGCTTGACCAACGGGGCTTGCCAGGTTGATTCCGCACTCCCGGAGTCCCGCGCCCAGCCTACTGGCAGATTCCATCCACACCGCACTTCGCGACAGCCGTGATGAGACCGTTTGCCGCGTCGTACAGCGGAGTGCAATCCACCGATACCGACACCCACGGCGCGCTCTCGCCGACTTCCGCAGTGGCGAAGGCGACCTTCTGCCACGTGATTTCGAGCGAGTTGTTCGGATCGAACTGAAGCCCAATCACCGCGGTCCCGCCGGTCTGTGCCTTCAGCTTTGCGAGTTCCTGAGAGCCCTTTTCGAAGCGCGCCACGAACTTGAGCCCACCCGTGCGATTGCCGAATTCCAGGCGACCACGCACCGCGCCGGTCGTGGCGTCATCGGGAGTCTGGAATCCGGAGCCGGGGAAGAAGCCGGATTCGGCTTGGACATTGTTCTTCCAGGAAGTCTCGAGCGAGATGATGTTCTTATTCGAGACATAGTCCACATCGTTGATCGACAACCTGAGCGATGCGGACGGCAGGAGCTTCTCAACCGTGGCGGCCGGAAGCGCGATGCCGGAAGGCTCCGTCAAGCGGCCAGAACCCACGAAGTCGATGTTGATCTTGCTGTTGGCGCGACCGGGACCGCTGCCGATAGTGACCGTCCAGCCCTCGACCACGCAGCCCACCGCCATGCGGTCGAGCACTGCTTCTGCGCCGGGCCGGATCTGCTCGATAAAGGAGAAGAACGGCAATTCCGGCGAGTCACCCACGGACGGGATCAGCGGCGTGCAGGTGTAAGTCAGATTGGGCGTCGCGCCCGACTTCACCACCTTGCCCAGACCGAATGCCATCGCCCAGGCAGCGATTTCCGCGCTCAGATACTTCTCGATCTGGCCGGTGACATCCCAGGAGGTCTTGAACGTCTGGGTAGCGAACTCGTGCCCCTTGCCATACTCCGCGGAATCGTTCTCCGTATTCAGTTTCGGATTGGCCAGCGAGGCGTTCAGCTTCTTCAACTGCCAAATGCCCGGGAGCGTGTTTGCCGTGGCAATATCGGTCTGCTTGCCCTTACCGAACCCGATAAGGATCTCCTGCATCCTAGCTGTGGACATTGTCATCTCCCTCCTGCTTCGCGGGCGGTTCGCACTGGGACCAGCCCTGAATCATGAGCCGGGCAAGTTCGTCGGGCCTGGCCTCCACTTCTTTCGGCTCGCCCTTTCCCCAGGGCGGCATTAACCACACCGTGTCCATTACTGGTCTCCTATCTCGGTAAACGTGGTGGATACCTCGAAGTAATCCAGCCCCTCTGCGTCGGTCGCCCGTTGAATGGTTGGCAGATCCATCGGATAACAGGACTGGTGAACGGTGGCATTCATGAACGCACAGCCCACCGAAACTGGCACTCCGCGGGTCAGGAGTCGGAATAGCCGTGAGTAAACTGGCGGGTCAGCATCCCCGGTTTCTCGCGCACGCAGGTACAGGCTCACCTGATGTTTCCAGACGTCGACTCCGCCGAGACTTCCAGGCGCCGTCCCCTGCCAGACGACCATAATGCCCGGCGCGGGCATTTCGTGAATAGCGAGCGCCAAGCTCGAACGCTTCGGATACTGGTCCTGATAGGCAAAGATGCGGCCGGCCTCGCCGTTCATCTCGGTTACCAGATCCGGTATGTCCCGCAACAGCGCCACAAGCGCATTTACGATTTCAGAGGCATCAATCATCTCTGTTTACCGCCAAGTTCGCGTTCCACCGCGAGGCGCGGGACCATTTCCTTCAGCACGCGGTTCGTCGCCTCCAGAACCGCAGCCTTATTCCGGGAGGAAAAGACGAGCCAGGGCTCGATCTTCTGGTTGATCCACGCCTTGATGCGGTCCTTCCGCGTGGAGAGCCCGGCGCTGGCTCTGTTCTCACTTACCGTCCGGACCGCGAGATTGCGGAGCATATCGCCGCTCAGTGTGAGGTTCCGGCGATTGCCTTTCCGGAGCTTGGATTTCCAGATGGCGTACCGTTTCGTAAGCGGTTTGGCCGCGCTGTCTGCGGGTCCAAGGCCCGCGCTCAGACGGTTCTTCACCGCAGCCACACCCACGTTGCCGACCTTGAACATCTGGTTCTGCTTGAAGTTCAGGAGGTCGAGCCGGATCTGCTTCTTCTGCCAGACACGGACGCTCGCCACCAACTATTCCTTTCGAAGGGACAGCGTGGCACCACCCTGTCCATCGGCCTCGATCTGAAAGACCGAATACACCCCATCATCGATAACCACCCGGTCTCCGCGCTGCGCCGCAACAGGGAGATCGATGGGTCGCACGAAAACGATCGCATATATGCCCGGTGCGGCGTCCTCAGCCTGGTGTGCCGATTCAAACACCGCCCGGATCACGACGCGCTCGCCGGACTGGCAGACGTACTGTACCTCCCTGCCGAACGCACTCAACGCGGCAGCGTTTAGAGAATTCATCAGGGAGGTCCAGTTCGGCATGGCTACGCCTTCGTGCCTTTGAGCAGCAGTTCCGGTCGCAGGCAGATTGGCAGCGGGTTCGCCTGAGTGTGAATGTCAGTGCCGCGCTCGAACTTTCTCGGCGCCTGCTTCGCATACAACGGCAAACCCATTGTGTTCGCCGTCTCGTTGAAGTCCGCCGGCGCGAAATACGTCCGGAAAGTCGTCGTCGTGCCCATCGGGAAGAAGTGCGCTTCATCATCGGCAATGAATTTACGAACGTTTCCGGCGGCATCGCTGGCCTGCCCACGGTACTCTTCAAATGTCACGCCGCCAAACGTGAATCCGGTTCGGTAGTCGTTACCCAACTGCTGGTTGCGCTGGAAGAACTGGAACGCTTCCTTCACCTTGGGGTGGGTCGTCAGGGCGTCATAGAAGCCAGGCGAGCACAGGCACATAAATCCGGTCATGAACTCGCCATGCAGGTAGTCCTCGATGTGCCGCTTCACTTCGAGGATCTTCAGAAGCACCTCGGTGGCGTTCGAAGTCAGCGCGAAGTTCACCACCTTCGGCGTGATACCGAACTCGTTGTAGAGGTTATACAGTGTGGAGCCGTCGGAGTCGAGGATCACTCCCTTCAGTGCACCCATGCGCAAATGCTCCAAGGTGATGGCGTGCTTGTTGCGCATGGCCTGCAACTTGCGGGCCAGGAGAGCGGAAAGTGCATCCAGATCCGTCTCGGAACCGAAGGCCCGGATCCCCTGCACTTCCTCCGGCAACACGACATCGTCGTGCGGGATGTGCGGAATGACAAAGCTCCGCACCTTCCGTTTGGCCTGGCTGCCCACGGTCGGCGGAGCCCCCACCGGCATGGTGGGCAGCAGGTTGAGCACACCGTTCATCTCCTCGATCAGGATGGTCCGGGTGCGGACTCCCTCAGTCGGCATCAATCCCAACTGCTCCACGCGCCCGTAGAGATTCGGAATCTTGTTGATGGCGGCGGTCAGCGCCACCATTTCAAATGCATCGTTAGCAAAAGGATTCAGCATGTTTGATTACGCTCCCTGGTAGACTTTGATCCATGCGGCTCTGAGTTGGGCAATGGCAGTGGCCTTTTGAGGCGCCGTTGCTCCATCCGGCCAAATGAGACCGTTGTCGGCGACGATGGCCGGGCCATTCACCAGCGCCACGCCTTCCACATCGGCGCCCACCGGTGCAGTGACATCGGCCAGAAGAACTCCGTAAGCCTGTTCCGAGCCGTCATTCGCAGAAAAATCAATCTGCTTCACCTTGCCCGTGGCCGTGATCCGGCCGAGCACCATGCCGACCGTCAGTGCGCGCGGGACGTCGGCTCCGGCGAGGACGGTCACCGTCTCGCGGCAATAGAGGTTCTCGTCCTCGTACTTGAGAACGTCGCCCAGATACTTGCGCTCGTTAGTTACAGGCATTTCAGTTCACTCCTTTCGCAGTCGCCGTCATCTGCTGGACAGCCCGGACGACCGGATTGTTTTCAAGCGACGGCTTCACGTTGGTGCCGGTGTCCGGCATCACGTGGGTGCGGATGTCTGCCGCGTCTTCGGCTGCGCGCGCCGTCAGAAGCGCCTGGCGCGCATCCGTGGCCGTAGCGTTCCGGGTGAGCAGTTCCGCTGCTCGGTCCGGCATACCGGCCAGCGCACAGAGTTCGACAATCTCTCGAGCCTCGGCGTATCCCTGCCTGCGAGCTTCGCCGCGGATCGCCTCGAGATCGATGGTGGGTTCAGACGCAGTCTGAACCGTTTCTTCCTGCATGTTGGGTTTGCCTCCTGTTTGAATCAGCGTGGTGCGGCTCGCGGTGGCGTTCCGCAGATCATTCAATGCGTCCTGGCGCGTGCCGAGCACATCCGCCAGCTTCACGTTCACGGCGTCGCTGCCGAAGTACAGCCCGGCTTCGGTTTGGCGAACTGCAGCTTCCGACATTCCCCGGTTCTGCGCCACGGCACTGATGAGCATCCCGTAAGTCCGGTCCACCTCCGTGGCCAGGACATTGCGGGCGTCTTCCGACAGCGGGGCATGGGAGTTGAAGTCCGCCTTCCGGGCACCGGCGTGAATGATGGTGTATTTATAGCCCATCTTTTCGTCGTTCCCGCTGACGTCGAGGTGGCTCACGATCACGCCGACTGAGCCGAGACCCGATGTCCGGCTGGCGTAAATCCGCTCGGCTCCGGAAGCCAGCAGGTAGGCTGCACTGAAGGCGTCGTTGTTGGCGACGGCGTAGATGGGCTTGGTGGAGCGCGCCGCGGCAATGGTGTCGGCCAGATCGAATACGCCGGCGACTTCCCCACCCGGCGAGTCAAATTCGAGCAGGATGCCCTTGATGGCCGGATCGGTGGCGGCATCCTCCACCTCGTTCTGGATGTCGGTGTAGGAGCGCAGTCCCGAGAGTGCTTCCAGACCGTAGGTCTTATGCACCAGCGTGCCCTCGACCGGGATCACAGCAATGCCGTCCGGCGTTACTTCGTAGGGCTTCTTGGGCGTCCGATCCGGAGTGGCCGCAGCAGCGACTGACGGAGCCTCCAGCCCGAGGCGCGGCGCCAGCACGGCCAAGATGACTTCCAGTTTCTGGGGGGCAATCAGGAGAGGCGTGTCAAACACTCGCGTTGCCAGGTTGGGGAGATGATGCATTAGCGTCCTTCCGTGGGTCGGATTCGTAAACCAAGCCAAGCTCGTCGGCACGAACGTTGTCGGCCGCAATCTCGCGGTCGATGGCATTGGCGTCATAGCCCTGCTCGGAGACGACCTCGGCCCGGCTCTTGAAGCCAGCGCGAACAGCCATGATCTGCGCGCGAATGTCTTTGAGCGGATCCACCCAAGCAAAGCCAGGTGGAATCCATTTCACGTCGTAGTAGGACGAAACTTCTCCCTGCTTGGGGAGCGAGCCGCACAGGATGGCTGCGTCGATCCAGGTCTGCCAGATGGGCCGGCACATCTGGAAGACGATCACCTGATGCTGGAACTGTTCGCAGCGCCGTCGGAACTCGAGGAGCCCGGCACGGATCGAGGAATAGTTCACGCCGGTCAGATCGCCGGTCAGCTGCTCATAGGTGATGCCCATGCCGGCGGCAATCGAGCGCAACTGCACGCGTATGAAGGTTTCATAGCTGGCACCGACATCGGCGGGCGTGGAGAACTTTACGTCCTCGCCGGGCAGCAGCACCTGCATGGTGCCGGGCTCCAGTCCCGCAATGGAAGCCCCGCTCGAATCCGCCGCGCCCTCGCCGAGGATCTGATCCTCCGGGGCATTCTTGGTGACGAAGCCGGCAAACATGGCGGCGGTCTTCTTCCGCACTAGTTCGGCGTCGTCATATTGGTCTAGCTCGTAGAGCTTGATCAGGACCTGGGTGAGCCACGGCTGACCCCGCAGTTGCCCCGGGCGCAGGGGCCGGAACAGATGGAGAACCGATTCGGCGGGAACCCGGACCTGCTCCATCGAGAGCAGCGGGTTAAGTGCGTCGCCAGGGTGTTCCTTATAAAGATGATAGGCAACCCGTCTGCCGATCCCGTTAAACTCAATGCCAGCGCGAACGTAATTCCCGTTGTCGGCCAGGCGCGTGTCCCAGGTGGGAAGGTGCTCGGCTTCCAGAATTTGGAGTTGCAAAGGAACCGACAGCCCGTCTTTCGGCAATCGCGGGCGCAGACGGATAAAACACTCGCCAGCCTCCATGACCGAACGGCACGCCAGTGCCTGCAGGCCATAGAAATCAGTCAGACCAGAAGCATCCGCCTCGTCGGTCCAGCGCAGCCACAGGGCTTGAATCTGCGCCTTAATGCTCGCGTCCGGATGATGGGACTGTGGCTTGATCCCGACGCCGATGCAATTGCCGACGAAGGAGTCGAGCGCATTCGTCGCCCACGGATTCCTGCGCACCATATCGCGGGAGCGGGAACGAAGCGTGTCCGCATTGCGGAAGACCAGCGTGTTGATGTCGCTAGTCGGTGCGTACCAACCCGTGGTGCGCCGACCAGTCGAGGCGCCCTCATATGAAGACACGGCGCCTAACCGCGGCATGATCGCTTGAAGTCTCTTCCAGAAGCCCAACAATCAGAAGCCCTTTTGCGTGGAGATCAGAATCTGGCGGGTGACGGGTTTGCCGTTCGATTTGGCGAGTTCTGACTGAACGGTGGCGAGCGCCGCTTTCAACTCGTCCAGGCTTCGATACTCGATTTCGCGATCCGCGAAACGCACCCGGCGCGTGCCGTTCGAAAGAGCGTCCCGAAGCGCCTGCAGGTGCTGTTCGGTATACATCGTCTACTCTAGAAACCTCGAACGGATCAGCCGCCTTGTGGGTGCCGTCCGGCGGGATGCTGCGACAACCGCCTTCCGAGACGACGTCTCTCGCGGTTCCTTTTGCGCCACACCGATCTGCTCTTCCAAAGCCTTCCAGTGGCGCTCTGTAAGACGGTCAATACCGAACTGCGCGGCTGCGGCTCGGGCGTAAATTCTTGTGTCGAGCGCTTCGTTCCGATCCCGGGTCTTGATCCACTCAAGCTTCCGGTAACCTTTCACAGCCTTGGGAACCAGTTGCTCGGCGGTCAACTGCTTGAAGAACTCGTCCGGCATCTGCGGGAAATGACAGAAGCCCGGAGGGTGCGGTTCGCCGCTCTCCTCGGTGGGCCGCTCCAGCTTCAGCCAGCCGTATAGCTCGCTTTTCAGCATCCCCGTGGCCACCGGCCAGACCTTCACGCCGTGGCGGATCCGCTTGCCGCCCCTCGTCACGTCGAGTGCACTGGGCTGTCCAATGGCGACGGTGCCGCCATCGTATCCCTTGACCGCAAGCACCCGACCCACACCTTGCTTGCGGACCCAGGAGTATACTTCCTGGGTCGCGAATCCCGAGTCCACTGCGAGCCGCACGATCGGAAGTTCCGCGCCGGAAGCATGAACGTATGTTGAGTTGAGCAAACCGGTGAGTTCCGTCCACACCTCAGGGCGCGCCGTGTGGCCGTCCAGCACAACGTAATCGACGAGCCAGTTTTCCTTCCCGCGCCCCCAGGCTACGACCTGGACCTCGATGCGATCGCGCTGAACGTCCGCGCCTCCGGTCAGGAACAAGCCGCCGGCCGGGACGATGCCGATTTTGTACCGCTCGCGCCGGTCGTACAGCCTCTGCCAGTCCGGCGCTTCTCCCATCTGGGTCCACGTCTCGCCGAGCACAGTATTCACGAACACCTGCAGCAGCGTCGGATTCTTCTGCGCCTGTTCGAACTGCTTGGCCGCATCACCCCAGGAGAACCATCCGACCGGCGAATACAGACTCGAGAGATGGAAGCCCGCGGTCTTGCCGTCGCCGGTTGCTGCCGCGCGCCACTCACCGCGGGGCAACATCCACTGCTTCTGGTGATTCTGGATCTCCTGTCCGCAGTGCTCGCAGACGTACACGGCCCGCTCCGGTTTGCCTTTCACCCACCGAAGTTGCGCGAACTTCAGGAACTGGAACTCGCGGCACGTAGGGCAGGGGAGCCAATACCGCCGCTGATCACTCTCCTCGAAGGCCGCCTCGATCCGGCTCATCCCCGTGATCTTTGGTGTGGAGCAGAGCAGAATCTTTCGGCGCGCGAACGTACGGGTGCGTGCCAGTGCGAGGTTGATCGGATCGCCCTCACCTTCCACATCGCCGGGATAAGCATCAATCTCGTCCAGAAAGAGATACCGCGCGGCCATCGAGCGCAACCCTACTGCGCTGTTGGCACCGGTCATCACCAGTACGCCGCCCGGAAATTCCTTCTGCAGAACCGTGTTGCCGGAATCACGCGAGCGCGGATCGCTTACCAGCTTGCGCAGTACTTCCGATTCCTCGATCAGCGGATCAATGCGCTGCTTCGAGTTGCGCTTCGCCATCTCGACTGTGGGCTGCACCGCCATCATCGGTCCCGGCGCTTGGTGGACGACGTAGCCGATCCAGTTGTTTCCGGATTCGGTCTTGCCCAACTGAGCCCCAGCCATAAGGACCACACGCTCGATCGCCGAGCATGGCGAAAGGCAGTCCATGATCTCGCGCAGATAGGGCGTGCGATCCGTGCGCCAGGGTCCCGGTTCCGCGGAAGCGCGCTGTGAAAGCGTCCTGTACTTGTCGGCCCACTCGGAGATCGTGAGCAGCGGATCCGGGCGCGCGCCAGCGGCAGCGGCTGCGGCGTAAATCTCTTCAGCCGTTGGCGTCAGCAAACTCATTCAGTGCTTTCCGGATTTCGGAAGCCAAGATTTCGTAGACCTTCGCAGCCTCCATTTCCGCAGCGAGCATCGCAGCCAGGCGGTCCGGGAGGTTCAATAGCTGATCGCGGAACTGCCGGAACTTGTTAAACGCGGCGACCTGAACCTCGTCTTTACTGACAAGTTTGGCCACGCGTTCTTCGTATTCGATCTTGGCCAGCCGCGCCTGATAGTGCTCGCGGACCGCGCGTGCCTTGGTGTACTGCGACGCGCCAAAGCCCCCCGGGTCCTCATCGCCGGCGTGTTGCCGGCCTAAATCGCGAGGCGGGCGCGCGATGGTGTTCTCCTGCCACTCCCGGTCGGCTACATCCGAATCGATCCGTCCATCGGAAAGCGTAGAAATCCGGCCCGCCTTAATCGCCTTCTGGACAGCGAAATGCGCCACTCCGCGTCGCCGCGCGTACTCGTTCTGGCTGACTATCGGCACGCGCTGATCTTTCTTGAAGAATTGACTTGCATTCCTGCGGACACGGAGTGATGAATCGTCATGCGCGAACGTAAGCGCGACGAACTAAGAACCGAAAGGACCAGAACATGAGCAAGAGCAAGACCAGCAAGAGCAGCAAGAAGGAGAACGCAGTCAATAAGGCTGCCGCCAGCAGCCCGGCGAAGAAAGCCGCCAAGGGCGCGCCGAAGAAGGCAGCCGCCACTACGAGCCAGGAGCCCGCCCCGGAAGCCCCCAAAGCCAAACAGGGCGCAAACACCGCCGCCCCTGCTGCGAAGGCGGAACGCACGCCGCACACCGACAGCAAAAAGGCCAAGGTCCTGGATCTCCTCCGTAGGACGAATGGCGCGACACTGAAGGAGATCATGGCAGCCACCGACTGGCAGGCCCACAGCGTCCGCGGCTTCATCAGCGGAAACCTGACCAAGAAGATGGGCCTCGCTGTCGCCAGCGCGAAACGCGAAGATGGCGAGCGGGCCTATCAACTCAACGCCTAACGCGCGCAGCACAGCGCCCCAGCCTCCGGGCTGGGGCTTTTTACATTCAGCCGCGATTATTCCCTTGCTTTGTCGGCCACTTTGAGTGATGAATCGTCATGCATGGATAACGAAAGCACCAACCGCAAGCGAATTGTAGACCAGCCGGACTTCCGCACTTACGAGCCCTATTGGGCTGATGCCGGAAATGGCGAGAGCGTGCTCCTTCAACACTGCGAGGAACTCGACCCAGAGTCGGGCCGTTGGGAGCCTTTTCTCGCAACGCTCAAACGGAGGAAGAATCCCCCCGAGAAGTAAACGGCGCAGCGCCGAGCCGCAAGCCTCCGGGTTGGCGGCTTTTTTAGTTGTGACGCGATTATTCCCTTGCTTTGTCGGCCACGTCGAGTGATGAATCGTCATGCATGGCACGCACTAACAAAACCAACAAAACCGAAGCCACACCGGGCTTCGCGATTCGACTCACAGATACCACCGAACTTGGCCTCGCGATGCTAATCTTAGAGTCCGAAGACGGATCGTACGAGCCGCTCGCGGTAGTAAGCAGCATCAGTGAAGCGCGCGAGATGGCCGCCGACGACCTGCGCAGACGGATGGGCGACCTGGAGCGCGGAAAGGAGCCGATGTGCCCAGCAATATACAAAGTCTGGGCGCAAGGAGTGGATGGCGGCTACCGCATCGCCGCCACGATTCCCGCGTAAGCCGAACGCGTT